GTATTATAGGCCAAAATGTCCAATAGAACGGACATACCAGAACCTTGGAAATTATAGTCACTGAAAGTGCTTTGACTTTGTAAATATTGGATCAGATTGTTCTTGATAGAATTAAAATCTAATTCCGTGACCCTAAGTGAAGTGTTACCGGTTGCCATTTATCGGATTCTCTCTAAGAATAATGTTGATGTTACAGGTAAATTCCTGTTTAATATAATGTATTGTATTGTAACGTTAAAACCGTAATTATCAATATCTTCGGATACTGCTACACTTTGTAATTTTACCCTAGGTTCAAAGTTATTTATCAATGCTATTATGGCATTTTGTATAAAAACTGATGTTAAAGGTGTAAAATTCTCAAATAGTAGAGAAGAAACATCTGAACCAACCGTAGATTGAAACTTTCTTTCATAATAGTTGGTCAATACTAGATTGCGGACAGACCTTTTAATATCTTGTTGTCCATATAATATATTTACATCACCAGTTGCAGGATTCCTGGTAAAATCCAGGTCTAGGTCTGAGTAGTCTGGTTCCCTATTTACAAATGGAGATACTGCCATAGCGGTCCTTTAGCGTTTCCTTATTTAGCTTACAACCAACTAGATATTTCACTGGTTAAATCAGGCTCTTCTTGTGGTTGATCCGCCTGGGCACCTGTGATATCTGGTAATTGAATATTTGAAGTTATATCACCAAAATCAAAACTTAACTGAAGGCCCAACGCGGAAACAATTGATGCAATACCACCATTAAGATTGAGTAAAGAACCTAAGGAATCTAGGTTAACACCTGCGGCGCCTGCTATACCTAAAGCACCAGATAAAGCATTAACAACCGTAGATGCACCAGCAAATGATGCCTGACCTGAAGGTGCTCTCATATCCATCGAGGCGCCAGCAGTGGCCTGTAAATTAGACAATGCTTTAATAACATAGTTTGCTTGAGATTCCGCTTCAATACCCATCATAGCCTGTGTTTGTTTCTTACCAGTGATCTTTTCTTTTAGATCACCACCATGTTGATTTTCAGTATCACCACCAACTTTAAGTTTAGAATCCTTAGTATTATTGATTTTTTCACCATTTTGATCAATAGTTTGTTGATAAACTGCTGATTGATTAGAACTTGCTCCATATTTGCGTTTAGCCTGTGAAGGTCCCGATACTGGACCACCTGTTAGACTAAATTCAAATTTATTATTTACAATGTGTGTTTCATTTTTACCAACCTGTGTGGTTTTATTGCTCTTTGCTTTTGTATGATGGTCTTTACCAGCACCATCATATCTATTACCAGCAGTAGACATTGTGGTCATATTACCTTTGGAAACCGTAGAAACACCACCAAGATAGTTATAAGTACCAGAACCTTCTACTCTAGTATTGATATTCTTGGCCTCTGTGTCTATATTACCACGGACAGAATAGTTTATATTCTTTGCTGTGATATTATAATCGCCCATAATGGTCATATTATGATCGCCGTGAACGGTCATATTATTGTTTCCATATACACGCATAGATGTGTCACCTTTTACTGTGATGTCGTGGGCACCTGAAATGGTTACACGATTCTCACCAAACACAACCTCATATTTACCGTTGTGCGTTGTCATCAACAAACCACCATCCGGACGGAACTGAACTGATGAACCGCTTCTGTGTTGTAAGGTTATTGTCTCATTACCTTCAGAAGCATCCATTGAAAACCAGTTTCCTGCACGATCTTTACGACCCCAGTAGTTTGGGTAAGTTCCCGCACCTTTTTGAGAATTTGCATCTTGATCAACATCAAATGCTCTTGGTGTGCCTAGGCCATCTTCATTAGTATTGAAGGAGTCTCCTCCTGCTGTAAACACACTCGCTTGTAATTCTGCCATTTTTTAATTCCCTATTGCGTAAAGACGGAGAAAGGATCTCCTTGGTTTTTTGTCGTAGCATCATTTACTTGTTTCTGTTTTTGTGCTTCTTGTTGTTGTGTTAATTTTTCGTGCATTTGTTTAGCGGTTTGTTCGCCAGAAGGTGCTAGTCTTTTCCACATATCTTGCAATGTGCCGGAACTTTTACCAAACAACTGGCCCATAAGACTTTGAACTTGACCTGCTATTTGACCAACATTGGCGCCACTACCACCACCTTGATTACCACCACCAAAATAAGGAGGAGGTGCAGGAGAAGAAGATGCCGCACTGGCATATGTGGTGTTACTCATACTATTAGCAAAGTTCATCTGAGCATTTGCATTAGCATATGAAACGGTAATTGTTCCGTTATAGTCAACTTCTTGTAATGCGGTACCCCAAGCATTTTCAATTTGAACAACAACATTATCTAGGGCATCGTGGCCCATAATGGAGGTATCCCATTGTAGCTGACTAAGGACGTTCATAAGATCGTCTATTGACTGCGCCTGACTTAATAATGCCGTTGCATTTTCTAAGTAGATACCATAATGAACAACATTACCTGTAACATAACCAACACCATTGTCTGTCTCATGTCCTTGTATGAGTGTTGAAAGACTGTTTAGAGCAGCAGACATATTAGGAGTCAATTTATCATGTATATCTTGCCAATAACTTTGACCGTTACCTAGTCCTCCGGCCTGTGCGGCAGAGGCACCACCAGTTCCACCACCAGATCCATTCTGCATAAGACCTTGGAACATTTGAGCAAGAGACATAATTTGACCAGACAACTGATTAAACACATCCATCGTCATCATCTGGTCATTAGTTTGTCTGGCAGTAGGTACTTTTTTAACTGCTGGTAATCTAAATCCAGACATATTAAAAAGAGCGCCATGTAAAGGAAGACCGTCTAATAAACCTGTGCTATGTTGCTGGCCTTTTTCTTTAATGGTACGTACCTTGGCACCTCTTTCGGTGGTTTCTTGTATTTGTGGAGGAATATTAATACCAATAGTGGTATTCATAAGTTCTTGAACAGCATCACCTAAAAGGCTTTGACCACCACCTGCACCACCAGATCCACCATTTTTAATAGCATTTGCTAAACCTAATATAATTCCACCGGTCTGACCTGCATTTTTTATATAATATACAAGTTGTGCAGGATCCATTCCGCCGCCAAACTCACACGCACTACCTTGTGAAGGGTTTATACTTAGAGGCCAGAAACCACAATCTGGATCCTTCACATCTGGGCCAGCGTTTATGTCTCTTACACCGTGGTTCAATGATTGATCAACAGGTGTATCACCTTTAAAACCTCTATTAACTACACCAACTTTTATTTGTCCCTGAAGATCATTCTGTGACATTTTATATTCCCTAATAAACTCGTTTGATACAATCCATCGTGGTCGTAGCAAAACCACCAAACTGTATATTGTGAGTCATTGCTGCGATTACATAGTTACCGGCACCATAGACCGGAGCATTATTATATTTATTTGTCCAACTTAAACCAATAACATTACCAACGTGTAAATTTGGATTCCATGGAACGGTAATTCTTAATGCGGTCTTATCTTTTTCTAATAGACCCATTCTAGCCTGTCTAAGTAATAACCATTCTTCAACATCTATCTCACAACCGTCTTGTTGTTGTGCTGTGCCTTTATTGGTTATTGCAGTTTTATGATTACCACTTCCTATACCACATCCACCAACATTACCTCCATGTAGATTTACATTATAACTTACTGGATTCCATGCTGTGACGGTATTAATAGGATTACCATTTTTATCAACACCATTAAGAAGATCAGATAGATAGTCAAAGTCACAAGGAAAACTAAACATAATAGCACGATTTGGATTTGAAAGATCGTTATTACCTTCTGAGTGATAAAATGTTTGAACAGGACCTTGGTTTCTCAAATAGTTTAATGATCTAAAATAATGTGTGCCTCCATTTTCATAAGTCATATAATGTAAAAATGATGGATCATTGCCATCTAATGCGACATTACATTGTTGTGCTACCACCTGGAATGGATGTATATTGTCTGCCATATAATCTCTAGCAGGCGAAGCAGAATCAATGACCGTTCTTGTAGCACCAGCACATGAACTTAAAACATAATTAACGATTTTATCGGGTGTGGTACATTTCCAAGACTTTGAAACTAAAGATTGAGCATCATTGAGTAAACTTTGATCACAGGCATGGACAGTAAATTCTTCGGTTTGACCTATATTAATAGGTTCAAAATGTCTGTTATCAATTCTATATACTTGCTGACTAACAAACATTGTATTACTACCATCTTTTGTTTGGAGATCGATGGTGATTGTTTGGTCTTTATATTGATCTAAATTTTTAGATATTTTGCTATATATAAAAGATTGTAGAGTTATAGCAGTTTGAAGTCCAGGTGTTGTTAAGCTTTCACCAAGTATGATTTCTTTGACTGTAATATCAGCAAAAATCACACCGCCTATTCCAATTCTTGCATCAACCAAACGGCCTTCATAAGTTCCTTGAAATGTCATATTATATTATTTCCTCAAATATGATGTTGTAGCATTTGTAAGTTTTTTGAATTCTGCCATAATTTGCGGATAATATTCCGGTTTAATAATTTTAATAATTCTTTTATCATCATTTAGTTTTAATTCATAATCATAATATGAAATTCTCTGACCTGATGTTGTTTCAACTATTGTTTTACCATCAATTTGATAAGTTTGTGTACCTTGGATGAGAGGTATAGAACCTGATCTAGAAACTGTTACGAGATCATCGTAAGTCAAATCGGCGGTCAAATATGGCCTGTTATCGTCATCTGCGGTAAATACATTACTATCAGAGGTTCTATGTGTCGTAACGGTCCAAGGAGTAAAATAAGCATAAGGAACATTTGGAAAATTATTTGTTAAACGAGTTTCATCAATAACAAAAGTTGTTGTGCTTGTTGTTCCATAAAATTCATTGGTTCTTTCAATAACCATTTCACAATGATGTATATTCGCCTGTGCCCAATCTACTGAACCATATTTGTCGTTAATCATTTTTTGGAAGGCATCATATTGTAAAGTCCAGTCAAATTGTGCATCTGAAATTTTATTGGCATATAATATAATCCAACCAGCACCAACGTCACCATAAATCTTTTCTGCTAATAATTCTGGTGTATCGGAATCCAATACATCATAAACATAATATGCTGATGTATTATTAATAATTTTTTTGAGAATACCAAAACGAAAGAAAATATCGGTTACGGTTTCGTGAGGACCTATTAAATAAGTAACAGTATTATTAATATCATATTCCATAGTAGGAAATGCACCAAAAAACGGTGTGTTATATGAAGGTCCTGGAGTACCTGTTACTGTATTATCGACTGCCATTTTTACCTCTTGAATACCCAATCTTCAACTGGGAGTTGTATTGCTTTATCAAACTCATCAACGTTGATCTCGATGAACTGAGACCTAACCTGTGTATAAAGATATCTTTTGATACAAGGTTTTGCCAAGGACTCTAATCTTCTTGAACCTTGTAATAACTGATAACTCAATTTTAGTTTGGTCGTTTCATCAAATAATTTATTATTTTGAAACTTCATCAATTGACCTAATAAAGATTGTCTTTCACCTATACTAAGATAGTGTAGGTTTAAACCAAGAAAACCATCTCCATACATCTCAATTGGAAATGCCATTGGAAACTTATCATACTTTGCTAGTGTCGCCTTCCCTTTCGGGTCATACTTAAAAAAGAATAACTTTCCAATAACAGTATCATCACGACCTCTTTGATCGGATGCTAGTAACAGTTTACGAGCCTTTGGTGACGCAGCATCCAAGGCCTTATCAAATAACCACTTTTGTAGGTCTTTAGATGAATATTTTTCTGCCATAACCTGTATTTATATCACTTTTTGAATAGGTCTGATTCCGTTATAACTCTAAATTCCCATCCTTTGTGACGGCAATAATCTTCTGCGGCCTTCCATTTAGCCTGATTAACTCCGTAAGTCATCACCTCGGTAATATACCTTTTAGTAGTCCTTTGTGGTCTTTTTGGTTCTTGGGTCTGGGCCTTTGGTTTGACCTCTAAAAGCATCTTACGTGTCTCACCGTCTCTCCCAACCGCCTCCACATAAAAGTCCGTAAAGTATCGGTGGAGTTTATTATCTATGGGTGATACATACGGAATGACTATCTCTTCCGACCCCCAACGGACAACATTGGTGTTGGTGTCTAACCAATCCATTACCCTCTTTTCCCATCCAGACCTATATACGATGTTGGTAGGGTCTCCGATATATTTTTTAGGATTCACAGGCTTAAATAAACCTTGCTTGTAGTGTGCCATAAATAGTATCTAGGTATACCGGAGGAATAAATGCCAGGTTTTCTCAATTTATCGTTTCCAGAAGATTTAACATCCGCCAGACAAGGCCATTATATGATTATAATGCCTGTCGGTCGTGGTAATGATAATTCACCACAGGCAGGAATTTCATTGTTTGTTCCTGGAGGTATTAATGGGTCAAATATGGTGTGGGAAACCTCTCACGAATATGTTGACAAGAAAATGGGTTATGTTGTTCCAGGTGCTATTGGTGCAATAGGTGGACTTATACAAACGGTAGCAGGCGCCGCAGGTGGTGCTATAAACTCTAAGGTTGAGGTGCTATATCGTGATACCGCACTACGTAGATTTCAATTTAGTTTTATTATGTCTCCACAATCACCAGAAGAATCAAGACAATTAAAGTTAATAGTTCAAACATTACGACAATATTCTTCTCCAACTCTTGTTGAAGGTACCAGTGATCCACAAACAGGATATATTGGGTCGGTAGGTAATCAAGCAGAGTTTCTAAGCACTGGCGGCCTATACTTATCTCCATCAGAATTTTTAATTCAGTTTTGGTACTTGGATGAAAATGGTACAGCAACTCCAAATGAAAATATACCTAAAATAGGACGTTGTGTTCTTACGGGTATTGATATTAATTATACTCCAACAGGAGAGTGGAGCACCTTTAAAGATGGTGCACCAACATCTGCTATGTTGACAATGGCATTCCAAGAGATGAGAGTTATCAATAGTCAAAACGTTTTGGACGGATACTAATGATCAATAATTTTAAACAAACAAATGTTCCACAGTCATTGTCATTAAACGCATTTAGAGCAGCTTCTGATGCTCTAGGTCAATTTGCAAAAAGTTGCCGATTTGTTGTCAAGATTAATCCTTCAGCAACAATGCTAACATCATTACCAAAAAATGATCTAATTTATATGTGTGAAGCAGCAGAATTTCCAGGTCGTGGTTTTGATGTCACTCAGATTAGATATTATGGCCCAAGTCAGGTGATGCCTAACAATACAATGTATAACACCTGTAATCTACAGTTCCTTTGTCGTTCTGCCAGCACAGAACGAGCATTTTTTGATGATTGGATGGAGTA